GAAAAAATGAAAAACTTATTAGTATTTAATAAGTTCAAAAATCACTTATCTGTTAGTACTAAATTAGATTAAAGAGTAACCTTTTTTAAATTTTAAATTTAACTCTAAAGTATTAACAGCTTGACCTCTATCAAATCTTTTAATAAAATTAGCGCCAGATTTAGGCATTTTAGCAATAAACATTTTCTTATCTATAGTTAAAACAACTTGAGTTGGAAGTACCGATACACTAGTTATTTTCTTTTTCATTTTACTTTTGATTGCTCTAGCTATAGCGCAATTTTGAGGATTAGCCTTTTCTCCCTCAAGGATATTTGTGTTACTTATCTTAATAATATGATTCATTTTATCTCCTGTATTTTATAATCATAATTATCACTGTCCTCTGTAACCCATTTGGGGCTATTTTCAGCAGTATAAATATGAGAGTTTATTTTTCTTTGCAACAATAATTCATTTAGTTTTGTTGCGAAGCTTGGATCGAATACTTTGATTCTATTGTTAGGTTGTATTGCGAAATTGCCATTGTCGAGCTTTATAACATGACCAGCTTTATGTTGATCTGGTTTTTGACTAAATCCAAAATTCAATTCATTATAATCACTATGCGCCCAGTCAAGAGTAAAAAGATATTTACCCATATATTCTTTACCAGTTCTTCCAGTATATTTAATTACTTTATTTTCTAATAGATAAAAAGTTGTTACAGAAATATGATAACTAAAACTATCCCAAAGTTCTAATTCAGCTAGCTCCATTTCTGACGCATCTTCTTTTGAACAAAAAGCACTAATAGGCGCATGCCACCAAATTCCACCATCTTCCATAAGGAAATTAAAAAGTGGAACTTGACTTGGTAAACTTGTAACACCAAAAATTAAGCATTTATATTTTTTATCAAAGCTATCTTCCTGATTCCTTAGATAGTTACCACGCACGTAACATTCAATTGGAGGTATGTTTGCGTTCAGATATGCCACAGTTTATTTATTTACACTAAATATAAAATGTAGTGTAAATCTAGATGTAAGTCGCATGTCTAAAAAACACAAGCAAAAAGAAGATAAATCGGTCCCAGTTCCTCAAAGAGATAAAATTGAAGGCTTCTTAAATATTCGTGAATTACAATGGACAGATAATCAAAAGAAATTCATTCAATTACTTCAAGATAAAAATACTAAAATGGTATTCTGCAAAGGCCCAGCAGGAACAGCCAAGAGCTTACTTAGCGTATATGCAGCATTAAACGCAATAAATCAGAAAAAAATTGGCGAGATATTCTATATTCGTAATCCAGTAGAAAGCTCATCTCATAACCTTGGATTTTTAAAAGGAGATCTTCATAGCAAACTTGATCCATACTTACAACCACTTATGGATAAACTCCATGAACTATTACCAAAAGGACAAGTAGAGATGCTACTCAAGCAAGAAAGAGTAAAAGGATTACCAGTGGGCTTTTTAAGAGGTTTAAGTATCAATGCAAGTTATATAATCTGTGACGAAGCTCAAAATTTAAGTGTTCATGATTTGCTACTTATTACTACTAGAATGGGTAGATTTAGTAAATTAATATTAATTGGAGATATCAGACAATCAGATATTAAAAATAGTGGATTTGAAAAAATATACAACCTTTTTGACGATAAGAAAAGCTCAGATAAAGGAATATGTACTTTTAAATTTGGACGAGAAGATATTATGAGAAATGATATCTTAGCTTATATTATTGAAAAATTCGAAGAACTAAAATAATTAGTGTAACTAAAAATAGTTCTTTAACATTGGCCGTACTGGGTGAATTCGGTGGAAGTCCCAAGTGGATTATACCGAGCCAAGCTTGCTTCGCGGTAAAAACGAAGCATGAAGGTGTAGAGACTAACTCTTGAGTTACCGCAACAATAACAGAGACACGAGCGCCCAGTCTTATTAAATAAAATTAGTAAGCAAGATATAGTCCGATCTCGATAGCGATATCGAGTTTCTCGTTATAAATTTCGAGAGAATAAACATTCATGTGTGTTTATTGAAACACTAAACAGTACCGTTTAGAGAAGCACTAAAATAGAGTTTGTAATCGATAAATTATGTTGACGACGAACTTGCCGCTTTGAAAACAACACTGAAGTTTTAATAAATGAAGGCTAAATTTATGAAAAGATTTGGAATAACAGGAAATATTTCACCCGATTTAATCAATGATTTCATTGCTTTAAAAGAGGAAACATTTGTTGAAAATGGAAATTTGAATTTAATAAAATCAGATTTTAAAGCTAAAATAAATCAAGCCGATAGTCTTGGATTCATACTAAAAGGTATTTCTAAAAAGAATGATGGTTATATAGATGGAATAGAATCCAAGAGAGAAGATAACTATTATGGCAAATGGTATAGAGAAGGATGGTTTTCACAAAAAACTTTAGGTGAAGGTGATTTTTCTTTTTCATATACAAATAATATTTTTTATGATAGAAATAATTTACCATATACAGATTCAAAATCTACAGGTTTATACATAGATGAATTTTGGTCAGGATATAACACAAAACTTGATTCAGCAAAATACGTTATAGGTGGATTCATAAATTCAAATACATTTTCTTCTGCCTCAGACTCAGAGACAAGGCCATTTCCATATAAAAATTTCAATGAGATTTTTGATCATAGTGGTGTTCAAATTGGAGATATGGGCGCAAATATAGCTTATACAAATATAAATTTAGAAGAATACGATATAACTGGGCAAGTCATAGGTTATCAAACAGGACAAAGAATTGGTTATAATAAAATATTCTTTCTTTCTGGATTAAATAAAGATAATATTAATGATTATGATTATCGTATTTTACTTATTGCAGATAAAAATGAATTTAATAAAAGAAAAAATATAACATCTTCTGCAAAAATTTTTGGACAAATAGATGAAACACCAAGTCAACCAAGATATAATGTATTCTTTTATACAGGAAATCTAAATGTAAAATATACTCCAATTTTAAATTACAATCCAAATACTTTAGGTTGGGGAAGTCTTTACGCAAAAAATATTACTGGATCTTTAGCAAATATAAATGCTGGATTTAATATTAACGTTTCTGGAAATTATCCTCAATTTTTTAATAGAAATTTTTATGTTTATAATACTGGATCAATCAACCAAACAGTTTATATTGGATATGATACAGGAATTTTTGAAATAGATGATGCATTTGGTCTAGAATTATCTGCTCAAAATTGGACTGCTGAACAAAGTGGACTTTTTTCTGGTAAATTTATTAAATATTATAGTCTAGGAAAAGATGCCGCAATAGATTTACCAACAAAAATATATACAGATGTAATTACGCCTATAGGAAATCAATCTTCAAGAACAAGAGATGATTATATCTATATATACAGAGATAAAGCAGCAAAGCAAGAATTTATAAATAAAATTATAATCACTAGCGGAGAATCAACTTCAACAGGAATCTATCAAAGATCTAGCAATAATTTTACCACATTTTATGGACCAAATGGAAATTATATAATATACAGAAACGCAAGAAATAGATGGTATGTATATGACAACCAATTAGAAGGAGACACTTATGCTTCTAATAATTTATTAAATTGGTCTGGCGATTCAGAAACTTTAGAAATACAAAATTCACGCACTACTTCTCAACCATCTTATACAGGAAGCGGAATTGGAATTGAAGAAAATTCTATTCCAGTAAGCATACAAGTAAATTATAATAATTCTAATATATTTTCTGATGACTACTTTCATGATTATTCTGCTAATAATAATTACTCAGCTTATACAAAATTAAATCAAGGAGTATCATTTAATTCTTCTGGAATTAAGAATAAAAATAATAAATATTTTGGTCTTACATTATATGCAACTGGTGGCAATTTAGAATCAGAACCAATTAAAAATGATCTAATTAGAAAGATAAATAGAGTTGGAGAATACTCTAGTACAGGAGTTTTTAAAAATATTAAAACTATTTATCCACTTAAAGCAGCAGAAATATATTATTATTTTAATACAGATGTAAATTGGATACGTAATCCAAATTCAGAATTTCAAACATTTAGGTGGTTGTCTGGATATAGCGGATTCTTTACTGGAAGGAATTTTAATCCAACTCTAGGCGCAGTTCAACAAGACGTTAAATTTTTAATAGATACGACAGATCTTCTTCCAAATAAAGAAAATATCAGTGGATCAAACTTTACAGTCACATATGGTACTGGAATTAGATTTAATAATTCAACTGGAACTCTTAATTTAATGAGAGGTAAAAGGTACAGATTCTTACAAACCAATTCAACAAATACATATCCATTTACAATTAACGCAGACCAAGCTAGAGTTTTCGAGCCAGAATACAATAAGAAAGTTTTAAATAATTATAGACTAACAGAATTTAATCCAAATTTAAATACTTCAGAAAAAGTTTACTGGACAGCTGGAACAGGAATTAGTGGATATTTTAATATATTTAGTAACTCAAGTCAAACAATATCCTTTTCTAGTGGAGTAAATATAACTGGAAGACTTCAAGAATATGATTTTATTAAATATACTTTTAAAGTAGAAGAATATCCATTAATATATAAAAATAAAATTACAGGATATTCTTTATATGTAGATGATCCAAAATATACTACTGATAATATAAATTATAAGTTAATGAAAGATATAACATTAGAAAAAAATAAATCTTATGTATTCGTTAATAAATTCGATAGAAATAATTCAGTAGCAAGCGGTTTAGGCTTGGCATTTTGGACTGGAAGTGCAGTTTACAATCAATCTAATTTGTATTATTTTAGTGGATATCAAGATGTATACTTACTAACTGGAGGATTTAGAGTTGAATCTAAAATATTTACGGTTCCAAATACAATACCAGATAATACTGAATATTACCTTGGAATCACTGGGATTAACAATAAATTAGGATTTCCAATTACAATTATTTCTCCAAATTCGTATACAGAAAGTACAGGTAAATATACAAATGTTACCACTCCAATTTTTAGTGGTAATTTAAATATATTCACCTCTAATGCAAACAATAAATTTTTAATTCCATTCGTATTCTCTGGTATGTCTGGGATTGATAACATTAATTTTTAAAGGAGAAATTTATATGGCATCACCAGCAATAGGAGCAGGATTAGCTATAATAGCAGTAACTATCATAGCAGTCGAAATAGGTAAAGCAGCAGCCAGAAGTCAAAACTGTGATAAATGGAAGAAAGATAAGGACAATTATGATCGTGAGCGTCAAAAAGCTGGCAATGATCCAGTAGCAATAAATTTTTGTGAAAATACATTAAATCCAGGGCCTCCTCCTAAAGACTGTGGATGCACTGGCGCAAAATAATTACTTGAAATTTTAATTAATTTTTAATATAATTTATATTATGTTAAAAATATACTGCTCTGATTGTGGCAATCCAACGAATTATTCATCTATTAAGCCTAAATTTTGCTCAAATTGTGGCAATTTATTTGATAAATCATTAATTCAAAAAAATACTCCTACAAGACCGACTCAAGATAAACCCGTTTTACCAAGAAAAGTAGAAGCAAGAAGTGAAGATTTTGATGATGACGATTATGATGATCAAGAAGTTAATCATGTGCCAGAGATTAATCAATTAGACTGTGAAATAGTAGAAACTAGAAAGATATCAGAAAAAATAGGCCAAATAGTTGGCACTTCCAAAGAAGGCGGATCAAAACCTGTAAAATCTACTGGCAAAAAGACCACTAAAGCTGAAAGAAAGAAATTCCTAGAAGAATTTAGTAAAGAAGCAGGAGCTTTAAGGCCAAGATCAAGAGGATCAAAAAATGGCTAATAAAAAGCCAACATTTGAAAGTTCAATTGACATTATTAATTCTGAAATATATAAAAGAAAAAATAAGTGGAATTTAACAGCAATTAATTGGATGGACTTTAGTGATGTATCGCAAATATTGCGAATACATATACATAAAAAATGGCATTTATATAATTATAAAAAGCCTCTAGCACCTTGGGTAAATAGAATTATAAGTAATCAGATTAAAAATCTTATTCGTAATAATTATAGTAATTTTACCAGACCATGTTTAAAATGTGCAGCAGCAGAAAACGAAGATGGCTGTGCAATATATGGCAAACAATGTGAAGCATGTCCTTTATATTCAAATTGGCAAAAAAGCAAAAAGAACGCACATGATACCAAGTTAACCTTAAGTATAGAAAATCATACTCAAGAGATAAATGATATGCCAACAGATAATATTTGTATAGAAAAAACAGCAAAAAATATTCACAGCAAAATGCAAAAGGTACTAAAACCAATTGAATGGAAAATTTATAGCCATTTATATATAGATGGTAAAGACGAAGAATCAACCGCTAAACTAATGGGATATAGAACTAGCGAAAAGAACAGAAGAGCAGGATACAAGCAAATTAAAAATATTAAAAAGATTATCATATTTAAAGTTAAGAAATATTTATATAGCGGAGAGATAGATATTTATTAATATGAGCGAAAATCTACCAGAGCTAACACAAGAGCAACAATTAAAGCTATTAAATGAATGGAATAATCGTCCAGATAATCCACCATCATTAGTTGAGCTAGTTAAGTTGGCTTTCGATAGAGATGATCTTGATGGCAGAAGCAAAGAAGGTAAAGCTGTTAAAGAATTTCTAGCGTCTAGATCTATTAAGCCAAAAAAGAGTCATGAATATCAAGCCAAAGGTTTAATAGAATTAAGCAACGATCAAAAAGAGTATATTAGCAATAATTGCCACACAATGACTGGCTTAGAGATGGCTAAAATTTTATTTAAAAACGAAACACTTACAAACTTATCTCAAGAAACAAGAAGCGTTCTTGAATACATGAAAGTTATTCCAAGTAATATAAAATTTAATAATAATGAAAATGAAGAAGTCGTAAATGGAGTTTATAAACCACCTCGTAGCGAAGAAAGAACAATAGCTAAAGTCAATAAATATGTTCTTGATGGTATTGATAAAACAAAAATAACTCATGCTCAAAAAAGAGAAACCAATGCTCTTATTGGTTACATGAATACTCATCGTTTTATTCATCAAATCAATCTTTACGATAATGAATCAGATCGTGAACTATTTGAAAGTAGTTTTATAAGATATACATATAATAAAGCAGACCTAACCCAAGAAGAAGTTGATCAATATATTGTACTCTGCACAGAAGTATTAATATCTTCTAATATTCAACAAACAATTACTGTACTACAAGATCAAATTGATATAGCTATTCAAGAAGATGGCAAAATTCCAATGGCTTTAGTAGAAGCAAGTAATACTGCTCGCAAAGAATATAATGATTGCGTTAATCGTCAGCAAAGATTAAATAATGATCTTAAAGTTAAGCGTAGCGAAAGACTTAGCAAGCAAGTTAAAGAAACAGCTTCAGTTATTAATCTAGTACAGATGTGGAAAGAAGAAGAGAGTAGAGCGAAATTATTAAAAATGGCAGAAATGAGAAAGCAAGTTGTAGAAAAAGAAATCGATAGGTTATCTACAATGGATGAAGTTAAATGTAAAATCTTAGGAATTTCTAAAGACGAAATATTGAACGGGTAATTTTATGTCAGTTATATGTAAAGTTGATGGTAAAGAATTTAAAGATGATAAAGCTCTTCACATGGCTTTAAAAGGATATGGTCTTAATAAAGTTAAATACTATCAAAAGTATTTTCAGCGTAGAGATTTATTAACAGATGAATTAATTAATTTTAAAACTAAAGACCAATATTTAAATAGTGATTTTAATGATAAGAATAATATGAAGAAGTGGTTAAAAGCTCAAGATGCAGACAAAGCTCAAGAGTATTGTAAAGAATTATTAATTAAAAGAAAAGAAGCTAAAAATCTTACCTATTCACCAACGCAAGTTGAACTTAGAACGATTATGGCGCCATCTATTATATTTTACAATACCATATTTAAAGACTACTATGATATTTGCTCATCTATTGGTTTAGAGAATAAATTTATTCACCCTGATCTTGTAGGAGATCATTTCAAAAATAAATTGACAAATAAAGACACAATCTATGTTGATACTCGCGAGCAAAGTTGGCTTAAATTTAATACTCCTTTTGAAATTAAGACTCTTGGATTTGGAGATTATGCTTGCTCAAATGATAATTGTGGTTGCTATATAGAAAGAAAAAGCCTAAGCGACTTTATAAGCACCTTAAGCGTCAAGAACTTTGATAGATTTAAAAATGAAATTGATAAAGCTAAAAAGAATAACTCTTATATTATTGTTATGGTTGAAGAAAAATTAGCAAATGCTTTAAGCTTTCAATATCTTCCTCATATTAGTAAAAAAATAAAAGCAACACCAGAATATATATTTCATAATGTACGAGAACTTCTACAAAGTTATGATAATTTACAATTTCTATTTGTTGATGGACGAGGAGAGATGACTAGAATAATTGAATCTATTTTTGCAAGCAATTGTTTCTATAAAAAGATAGATCTTCAATTAGCTTATGACATGAAAATTTTATGATACATTGTCCAGATAAATATTTAAGAGAAGTTAAAGATGTGAACGCAGAGCTTTCACAATTAAAAGGTTTTCTTAACGATAAAGAAGCAAAAATTAGTCTCGCTAAATTCTTAAGAGCGAATCTTGGATTCTCTACTGAGCTTATTAGTGGAGTTAAGCTTGCTCCTTATCAAGAAATACATCTTAAAGCGATGATGAATAGAAACTTTAATATGTGCGTGTTTGGTCGTGGTTGTGGCAAGTCTTTTATGGGCGCAGTATTTTGTTTTCTTCAATGCGTATTTGAACCAAATACAAAGATTCTTATAGCTGGGCCAACATTTAGAACAGCAAGATTTATTTTTAATAATCTAGAAAAGATTGTTGAAAGTCCAGGCGCAGAATTATTATCCCAATGTTTCGGCGTTAAAGCAAAAAGAAATGACCAATTTGAATGGCAAATAAACGGAGGAAGTATTGTAGCTATTCCTCTTAACGGAGAAAAGATTCGAGGTTTCCGTGCGAATATTCTTGTTCTTGACGAGTTCCTTTTGCTTCCAGAAGAAATTATTAAAAACGTTTTGATGCCATTCTTGGTAGCGCCACAGAATATGAAAGAGCGAATGGAGATTCGTGAATTTGAAGATAAATTAATATCAGAAGATCTAATGCAAGAAAAAGATAGAATGGTATTCGAGAATACTAGTAAGATGATTGCGCTATCATCAGCAAGTTATACATTTGAAAATCTTTACAAGACTTATAATGAGTGGTGCGAAAAAATTAACAGCAAAGAAAGAGGCGAAGCAACTTACTTTGTAAGTCAATTAAGTTACGAAGCATTACCAGAAGAAATGATAGATAAGACCATCATTGAAGAAGCTCAAGCTGGAGGATCAAGTCATAGTGGATTCTTAAGAGAATATTGCGCTCAATTCACAGATGGAAGCGATAGTTATTTTAATGCAAAGAAGATGGATGAATGTACATTAAAAGCTGGAGAAAGACCTCATACAATGATGAAAGGTGATCCAAATAAAAAATATATTCTAGGAATCGATCCAAACATGAGTGATAGTCCTAATGCGGATTATTTTGCTATGGCAGTTATGGAGTTAGATGAAGAAAAAAGACAAGGTATACTCGTTCATACTTACGCTGGATTAGGCACATTAAAAAATCATGTTAATTATCTTTATTATATTTTAACTAATTTTAATATTGTATTTATGATCCTTGATAATGCTGGATCTGATACATTCTTAGCAGCTTGCAACGAATCCGAACTATTTAAAAAAGATAAAATTAATATAAAGATATTAGATATGAACACAGAATTAGAAGGTCAAGATTATGAAATAATGATAAGAAACGCAAGAAACCAATATAACCTTGATGATAAAAAAATCGCATTTAACCAAGTCTTTACCAGCAATTTTATTCGTAAGGCTAATGAATATCTGCAAGCTTGTATAGATTATAAAAAAGTATGGTTTGCTAGTAGAACAGCTTCAGAAGAAACATTCTTTAATGAAACAATTAATTTAAATATACCAATTCAATTAATGAAAGTAGAAGATAAGAAAGATTGGGCAATATTAGATTTTATTGAAAATCAAGATGACTTTATCTATCAGACGAAAAAACAATGCGTATTGATTGAGCATTCTGCAACCAGTAGAGGAACACAAAGTTTTGATTTACCACAGCATTTGAAAAGAAGTGTTTCAGCAAATAAAGCAAGAAAAGATAATTATTCCGCTTTTATGTTGGCAAATTGGGCAATAAAGTGCTATAATGATATGATGACAGTTCAAACTAACCAAGAAAGCGTCACTTTTTCGCCTATAATGTTAAGATAAAGTGTAATATTTGAAGTAAAATGGCTAAAAAATCTCAAAATAAATCAAAAGTTAAGAAAACAGAAGAAATTCAACCCCTCATGGTTTCAAGCGCCTCTACTTATGAAGCGAAGGCTTCTGATGCAGTAGGAGTTAGAAGGAACGCAGCTTCTACAATTAATAGAACGGATAGATATAAGAACATTGATGATGGATTAATTCCTTTTAGATATTCATCTGGTATTAAGGGCAATTCTAATATGAATATTAGAGATGCTGTAATTCTATGCCAAAAGGCTTATTATAATTTTGCTATTTTCAGAAATACTATAGATTTAATGACTGAATTTTCTTGTAGTAATATTTACTTTAAAGAAGGTAGTCAAAAGAGCAGAGATTTCTTTAATGCTTTATTTAGAAAAATAAACATTTTTGAATTGCAAGATAAATTTTTCAGAGAATATTATCGTTCTGGTAACGTTTTCATATATAGATTTGATACAAAAGTAAAAGACGAAGATATTAATAAAATAACTCAAACTTTTGGTTTAGTATCTAAAGCCGCTAATATTAATTTGCCATCTAAATATATTATATTAAATCCAGCAGATATTCAAATTGGTGGAACTATTAATTTTTCATCAGGTAGATATTATAAAATATTAAGTGATTACGAATTAGAAAGATTAAAGAGTCCTAAAACTGAAGAAGATATGGAAGTACTAAAAAGTCTTCCGCCAGAAACACAAAAACTTATTTCTCAAAAAACCATTGGCGTATTGACATTACAATTAGAAAGAGAAAGACTCTCAGCAGTTTTTTATAAAAAGCAAGACTACGAGCCATTTGCAGTTCCTATGGGATATCCAGTTCTTGAAGATATAAACTGGAAAGCGGAGATGAAAAAGATGGATATGGCCGTGACAAGAACTATGCAACAATCCGTTCTTCTTGTTACAATGGGAGATACTCCTGATAAGGGCGGAATCAATCAAAAGAATTTAGAAGCGATGCAAAAATTATTTGATAACCAAAGCATCGGTCGCGTTTTAATTGCAGATTATACAACAAAAGCTCAATTTGTTATTCCAGATATTGGTAATCTTATTGGACCTCAAAAATACGAAGTAGTAGATAGAGATATTCAAATTGGATTAAATAATATTCTTATTGGTAATGAGAAATTTGCAAATCAAAGTATTAAGGTTCAAGTATTTATTGAAAGATTAAAACAAGCAAGAGAAACATTTATTAATGAATTGCTTATACCAGAGATTCGCAGAATTAGTAAAGATTTAGGATTTAAAAATTATCCTACTCCACATTTTGAAGATATTGATTTGAAGGATGATATTCAATATTCTAGAGTTTATACTAGATTAGTAGAATTAGGAGTCTTAACTCCAGAGGAAGGACTAACTGCAATTGATAGTGGTAGATTACCATCACCAGAAGATTCTGTTCTTTCCCAAGAAAAATTCAGAGAACTAAAAGACCAAGGACTTTATCAACCAGTTATTGGTGGAGCTAAAATTGGCGAAGCAGGAAGACCATCTGGCTCTAGCGGTATTCCTCAAAGCACAAAAAATGTTAAACCAATTGGTCAAGGCAAACAATCAAAAGCTTCATTATTTAATATTGAAAAGATTAAAGATAATTTCGTTCTAGCTTCTAAAATACAAGAAAAAGTAGAAGCTTCTTTAAGAGAAAAACATCAACTTCGTAAACTTTCAAAACAACAAAAAGATGTAGCATTTGAAATAGTTAAAATTATAGCAGCAAATGAAGCTCCAGAGCTTTGGGAAAATTCTATCGCTGAATACGTTAAAAATCCTAAAGATAAAAATATACAAAATGTTCAAGAGATACAAAGTATCGCAGCAGAACATGGAGTAGATACATATATTGCAAGTATTTTATATTATAGCAAGGATCAAAAAGATGCCTGATAATTTAATTAGAGTCAAACAATTAAATCAAGGAGAATTATCTGGATTTTTAAATTCAGCCTCATTGACATTAAGTGCAGACAATATTTGTCAAACAAGTTATCTTCCAACTGGATATTGGAGACAAGGTTATCCATTTGGAACAACCACAACCGTCGCAAATACTAATGTTATTAATCCAGTTGCAAATGTAGTAGGCCCAACTGCAAGTCCAGGAATGATGTATATTCCGAGTAGTGGGAATTATAATGTGTTCTATAGAGTTACTGCAATTACTAATACTGGAGAAATAAATTACGCTTTTGTAAAAAGACAAGAAACTACTCAAACTAAAAAAGTTGTATATTCTGGAGTAAATTATGTATCAAATTTCGGTTCTATAACTGGATTGACTAACGCAAATCTAAGTATGGGATGGTACGAGTTTTATTTAAGAAGTAGGCTTTTCTCTGGAACAGTAGCTTCAAATGTAATAAGTGTTAATTCAAATAATATGCATCCACCAATGTTTTATAATGAAGTAAACAATAATTTACAACCATTAAATAGTGGCACAGATTTCTACGCTTTATTAACTAACAACTATTATTTGCCAATGCCAATCCATTCAATTTCAAATTATAATGATTGGTCTTATATAGAAACTGGAGCTTTATATTATAGTGGAATAAGTTCTGGTTATTTTGTGTTAAGTGCTATACATAGATTATCTTGAAATATTATATATTAATTTATATAATATATACGTGTAATATCTTATGAAAACTATGCTATCTAAAATATTTGGCCCAAATTGGAGATCTAGCTCATCTGGAGTAGTCACAGTTGTAGCAGTTTGTACAGCAATAGCAATTCATTCTGATCCAACTTTAGTAGCTTTCCTTCCAGATAAAGCAGAAGTTTATATCACAGGAATTTCAAAATTAGTAGCAGTTGTTTCTGGTATCATTTTTGCATTAACAGTAAAAGATGCAGCAGTTACTGGCGGAACAGTAGCCCAAACAATTGAAGCAGAAAATAGAACACATGGAGAAAATATATGAATAAATTACAATTAGTTGCAGTTGCTCTTTTGAGCGTATTTCTTGGCGCTTGCGCTACAACCAATACTGGAAAAGTTGATGTTGCAACAAGTGTTGAAAATACTCTTCCTTATGTTAAGCCAGCAGTTGTATTAGCTTGCACTGTTGTTCTTGATCAAGCAGTTTCTGGTAATGATAGAATTGAAAAGGCCAAAATGATTAATCATGTTGCAGCAATCGTTGAAGGATTAACAGTTGGAAATACTCCAACTCCAGAGCAACTTCAAAAAGCTCTTAATGATTATCTTCCAGCAGAAAAAACTCATTGGGCAAATTATGTTACTGTAATCAAAGATCTTTATGCTCAACAATTTGCAAGACTAGATGGTAATACCGCACTTGCTATTAAGGTACTTAACGCTATTGCATCTGGATGTAAAGATGCTACAGCAAGTTACGTAGAGTAATCATGCCAACTGGAATACTCCAAGCATTACTCTCAGCAGTATCTGGAATATTCGCAGCAATCAATAACGTATTCGGCGCTAAGAACACAAAAGAAATGAAAGAGCGTCAAGAAGCTCAAAAAGAAGTCCACCATCAAAGTGAAATAGAAAAAGCAGTACAGGAGAAAGATCTTGAAGAAGTTCGCAAGCGTATTAGTTCTTAATCTTCTTATTGTTGGTTGTGCAACTGTAACACCAAATAAAATACAAGATAACAAATCTTCATATGACGCAAGTACTCCGAAGCAATATCAAAAAGATAATGGTGGATTAATTTCTTTTGTTGGAGATGATGCGTTAATTACCTCTCAAGCGCGCGAACGATATAATAATCTTATTGGTATGTATAAAATTAAATTTAAAAAAGAAAAAGCAATAGAATTAAAAATTGATTCTGGCATCAAACCTTATAAAGATAATTTCAATAATGATCTTTATCTTATTAACAGCGAACATCTTGTTTATTTTGGTGTTATGAACTCTTGGCTAAAAGAAAAAGTACCTCAAGATAATATACTAGACAAGACCATAGATAAAATAAATAATTAAAATAAAATGGGTCGTTTAATTTTAAATAAAAAATATATATACATAGCTTCTGGAATAGGACTATCTCCGAATATTAATGGTTTAAAATTTTATGATACGGGTTTGACTTATAATGGCCAAATTAGACATCAAGATGAAACGAATACATATTGGTTAGTATTTGTTTCTAACACTTGGATTATTGCTCTACTTGGAAATACGGCTGGTAGTCTATTTGCAAAATTTGGTGGAACTCCTGTAGGATCATATTCTGGATTTAATGGTTATTCTGGAACTGTTGCAATATCTGAATATAAAAATAAAACTTCAATTAAAAAAGAAAATACTGGTGGCAAAAGATTAGTTGTAGCTCCTAGACCACCTACGATCTCAAACATTACTAGTGGCAGTAGTGGTGGTGGAATTGGTGGAGGAGGAATATAATGAATGTTTATATGTCTCTTTGGACTAAAGCATTCAGAAAATGGGATGCAGATAAAAGTATATGGAAATTATCTTTAGCTCTAGCAAATAAACATTATGGTAAAGTTCATTTAATATCAGATAAATTAGGTTGTGAATTTTTAAATGATCTACCATTTGCCTCTTTTTCTGAAGAGCTAGAAAATATACCAAATTTTCCATTAATATGGTGTTTGGGAAAAATATATGCTTATAATATAGCATCACAAAGGGGACATTTTCTACATCTAGATGGCGATGTTTTATTGTGGGAACCTTTACCAGAAAATTTAGTTAATTCAGATATTTTTGCTCAGTCGCCAGATAACCCATTTGATTCTAACGTCTATAAAATGGATGCTTTTAAAAAGATTCCAGAAGTTTGGGAAAAATATAAAAATAATTCATCTTTAATTCAGCCATATAACATGGGCATATTCGGAGGCAAAGATATTAATAATATTAAAAAATATTGTGAATTTGTATTAAGCATAGTTAATAATCCACAACTTAAGGATACATGGGATAGTCATGGAGAGATGCATATACAGAAAAATTGCTTAATAGAACAAGGAAATCTTGGCATTTTCTTATATGAAAATAATTTGAAGATAAATACTTTACTAAAAAGTCTAGATGATAAAGAAAATCTTTCTTATAAAAAATATAGTCATTTAATGATGCAAAAAGAATCTGAAGTTATTAGACAGAATATAACAAAAAGATTAAATCAAAATCCTTATGATTTAGAACCCAAGGATGTTCCCATAGAACAATGGAATAAAAATTTCAATGCTAAATAAAAAATCTCTTGATCTTATTCTCGAATTTGAAGTTGGTGGTGGAGAAAACTACTACAATAAATTTTTAAAAAATCCAGTTTGGCCCGAAGGCCAAAGTGGAGTAACAATTGGAATTGGTTATGATTTGGGTTATGTAAATAAAGCAGAATTTAGCGAAGATTGGAAAGATCTTCCCAAAGAAATTTTCGACAGATTATATAAAGTGGTTGGTATTAAAGGATATAATGCTAAGAATCTTATAAGAGGATTAAGAGATATAGTTATTCCTTGGGATCTTGCGCTTAAAGTATTTAATAATAAAACAGTAACTAAATTTTATAATTTAACAAAACAAACTTTTCCTAATTTTGATAATCTTCCAGAAGATGCAAAAGGTGGATTAGTTAGTCTTGTATTTAATAGAGGAGCAGCTTTAGAAGGTGATCGTCGCCGCGAAATGAAATTAATAAGAGATGGTATGAAATTAGTATCAGTTTATGATCAAAAAGCTCTTACATTTATAGCTAATCAAATAAGAAACATGAAAAGAATATGGATTGGTGGAAGTATAGAAAAAGGAATGAGTCGAAGAAGAGACGCAGAAGCTAAATTAATAGAACAATCATTAGTGTAATACTCTTTATGAAAAAGCTATTATTAATATTGCCGCTATTTTTATTAATATCTTGTTCAGAACCAAATTTAGATAGCAGAGAGTTACCAACTAAATATCCAGAAACTCCAACTATGGGCTCTGCTGATGATGTCTCCAAAGAATTATACAAAAAATGAATATTAAAATAGGCAAAAGCGGAAGTGGTAAAATTACTTCCACAAAAGGTGGAAGTGGAAAATTAATTGAAAAAAAATACATAGATCTTTTGCCACCAAATTTTATTAGCAAAGTAACTCTTTCTGGAGGAGGAGTTGGAAATGGAGTTTATACAAGAAGTTCAGGTGGAACTGCAACATTTAATGGGGCAGCTGGAAGGTATATTGAATGGCAAGGATCATCTTGGGGACTATATGAACCATCAATAGGTGATATAGCATATTCTTCTTTCAATTTAATTAATTGGTATGAAACAAGCGCTAATTATCCACCCACAGGAGTAACACAAAATTCTTTAAATTTTCTTTTTGATCCAATTTTTTATAAAAGTCAAATTCAAAATGAAAGATATAAAATTTTAATATCAGGATGCGACCTACCTTATGTAAATGGAATATATAGTCAACAGTTAGGTTTAGCTAATGGCAAAGGAGTATATATAAAAGATGATGATGGCTCTATGATAATTTTTTGGGAAGATGGATCTTGGTATCTTAAAGATGAAGATGAAAGAAATGGTTACTATAATCTTTTTATAAAAAATAACATAGGAATAAATTCTCTCGGTAGACCAAATGACTTAGATTGGTCAATTTGTGATGGTGGAGATGCATACAATAATGGTGAAAGACTATCAAGTATGACAGAATATTTAGATTTAAATTATAAAGGAGGAGGAAGATTAGATCCAGCATTTCTTGAACAAGTTAGAAGTTATCAGATAGATAATACTGTTCCAAATCAAAATGCAGTTGATAATTTAAATCCACTTTCCGCTCAAAAAATTATTGGCGCAGTTTTTAATACAAGAAAAGCAGAAATAAAAAATAACACATTTTCTTATATAAAATATTCAGATAATAGCGATGTAGAAGAAAAAAAATTAAATTATTGGTACGGAAGCATAGACAAAACTCAAGGTTTATATAATATAGATACCCCAAAAGATAGCAAATATCCTCTTTTAGCAATTAAAAGAAATGATGCTCTACCAATATTTGAAATTAGCCCTGATAAAAAATCAACATTAAATATGTTTATAAGATTGCAGCGGCCAGTTTCTCATAAAAATCCAAACACTGGTTATATCGTAAGAGAAAAAAGAGGGATATTTTGCACAAGCTTTGATAATACGTATGGACCTCCATTTTCCATAGGATATAAATCTCCTTATTATAATATAACTGGTAGACCAAGTTATAAGAGTGTTTTTAATAATTTTAGTTTTGTTTTTAGTTTTGGGCATGTTCCTTATGACAACGATTTTGCAAGACCAATTTCTAGAAACCTAATGACAGATTATAAATTTAATTTTGGTCAAATGTATATGTTAACAATTATATCAAATAATAATTCATTATCAATTTATATAGATGGAGAACTTCAAACAGTTGCAATAGTACCATTTAATCCATTAGTTAATCCTACCCCTGATAATGATAAAATTAAAAATCAATATGCAGGTAGAAGAGACTCTATGCCAGTTGGTCCAGGATTTTATAAAAAAAATGGAACAATTTATGGACCTACAGATGCAGAATGTCCTGCTGGAACTAATATGCAGTCGATTAATTTTTTACTATTTGGTAAATCTGCCCTTTCTCATGGATCACATACAGCCCGTGGTGCTAAGAAAAGAAGAAGATATCTTAATAATTTAGATATTGGTGTAATTACTTCGTATAACATAGCTCTTTCTCAAAGTGACATCTCTCAACTATATAACAATTTTAGATATAGATATATCTAATCAAAACTTGGTCCGTTTCGATGGAATGCCAGATGGCACCAGGCGTGGTAAATAATTAGTATAATGTTCTATCCGTTATGCTAATTTATATAAAATAATTAAAATTAATTAAAAATATCCTCTCTGTACGTGTATAATATATATAGGATGAATTATAATTCTGAAAAATATGGCTTTGAATCAAACGCCAAAAGAAAAGGGCCAAAATCTGCCGCCCAAACTCCAGCTAAACCATCAGAAAGAAAAAAAGGTTCATCTCGCAATAAACCTGGCAGCGCAGGAACAAAGAGTGATAAAGCAATTGAATTTTCTAAAAAAGTAATTGAAGCACTTAAAAATAAAGTCAAAGAACATAATAGTAAAAATAACAAAAAAGTAACTCTTGGTCAATTAAAAAAAGTATATCGTCGTGGTGCAGGTGCATTTTCTTCTTCTCACAGGCCAGGAATGAGTAGAGGTGGTTGGGCTATGGCACGCGTAAATATGTTTCTAAAAATGGTAGGCGGTGGTAAAGTAAAAGATTCTTATAGAAAAGCTGATAATGATATTGCAAAAGCCTCAGTTTCTGATTATGAAGTAGAAGCTAGTCTTGAACCAGACGATGAAGATTTTGCTCAAGCAGAAGAAGATTTAAAAAATTATGATTTAAATGATTTTGAATTTAATGATATTAATGAATTATATCTCGATGATGAGGAAGATGGTGTAATCTATGGATTCGACATGGAAAATATATAATTATGAAAAATAAAACAAAATTCTTAAGTACATTTGCAAATATTAAAATTAGGCCAGTTGTTAGTGGAGATAAAGATAAGTATCTATCAGTCGCTTCACTCGAAAAATTAAAGAAATTCTTGCCTGAGATTAACACAGAAGATAATATTGATCTTCTTCCTGTTGCGTTTGATGCATGCGTTGTTAATAGAGTTAACAAAAATGGCGATGTTATAGATGGCGAAACTGCCGCTAAGATTGCTAAAAATTTCGTTAATAAGCCAATTAATGTAGAACACAATAGAAATCAAGTTATTGGTTGTATATTATCTGCTAGCTTTAGTAAATTTGGATCTAATGATTCTCTTTCCTCAGATGAAGTAAAAGAAATGAAACAACCATTTAATATTACTTTAGGTGGAGTTATCTGGAAAGTAGTAAATAAAGATTTAGCAGAACAAATAGAAGAAAGTAATGATCCCACAAGTGATAATTACATGAGTATATCTGCTAGTTGGGAATTAGGATTTAATGATTATAATATAATTATACTAGAAGATAACGAGAAGAATATAGAAGATGGCGAAGTTATATCTAATGAAAATCAAATTGAAAAATATAAAGCTAATTTAAGAGGATTTGGTGGATCTGGAAAATTAGATAATAATAGACAAGTATATAGACAAGTTTTAGGCAAAGTAGTTCCACTTGGCGTTGGATTAACACTAAATCCAGCAGCAGATGTTCAAGGAATTGCTACTCCTACAGAAGATCAAATTAAAATTAATTTAAATGATAATAAAAGTTCAGAAGAAGATACAACTGCTTCTTCTGAAAATAATATTTCCCAAGAGGAAAGATTAGATGTAAAGAAAGAGAGGATATATATGAAAATAACCAAAATTGAAGATATTACCGATTCTTTGCTAAGTCAAGTAACAGCTACGTCTGTTACTGATTTTATTGCTGAAGAAATCAAAAAAGCTAACGATCAATTCTTAGCTGAAAAAAGTGAAAAAGAGAACGAACTCAAAGCTGCTAACGAAAAGATTGCTTTAGTTACAGCAGAGCACGAAGTCGTTAAAAAACAAGTAGAAGAACTTAACCAAAAACTAAGTTCCATCGAAGCAGAGCAACTAGCTAAAGCCCAACAAGAAGTATTTAATCTTAGAATGGCCGCTTTTGATGAAGAATTTGAACTATCTGATGAAGATCGTCAAGTTATCGCTACAGATATTAAAGATTTAAATGAAGAATCTTTTTCTGCATATAAAAACAAAATGGCAGTTCTCATGAAAGAGAAAAATAAAGCTGCCAAAAAAGCTAAAATGCAAAAAGAAGAAGAAATGAAAGCTTCAATCGCTTCTGAAGTTAAAAATACCGAAGAAGTAGCACAAATTTCTACAACCCAAGAGGTTGTCGAACAAGCTGTTGATAATGGGTCAAAAGCTTCGATTGAAATTCCAAATTCAGCCCCAGCCGCACAGCCAACCGTAAAAGAAAAATACGCATCAGCTTTCGGTTTGGATGGATTTGAATTACTTAACAAATAAGGAGAAAAAATATGGCACACAATCTAAAACCATTTAGAGATTACGACGAACACGACGTTGTCAATCTTTTTGCCTATAGCGGAGACAGTACACTAGTTGTAAAAGGTCTTGCCGTTAAGGTAATGGCACCAGGATTTAATCCTGGAATCACTAATGTTTCACCAACTTCAACCAACGGTAACGCTGGTGGAGATTTTGGTAACATTGCAGTTTCACTCAGATATGGCGTTAACTCTAAAGTAACTGTTGCTGCCTCTGGCGATGCAGTTCTTGGATTAACACTCATGGATGTTCGTGAAACAGATGAAAACGGTGAAAAACTACTTTTCAATCCACGTAAAGCCGCAGAGATGGGCGTAGTAGTAAGTGGTCAAGCTGTACCAGTTCTAACAAAAGGACTTGTTATGTACAGTGGAACCAATGCTACCGCAGGTCACGTAGCTTACGTTGGAGCAACTGATGGCGAACTAGCCTCTGCTGCTTCACTACCAACTAATGCAGTTAAGGTTGGACGCTGGCTCGGTTCAGCAGTTCAAAACGTTGCATTGCTCAAAGTTGAGCTATAATCTTATAAAGGAGAAAATTTAAAATGAAATTAAGATTAAAAAATACACCAGAACAAGTTGAACTTGTAAGAGCTATGGGTAGTAGAGAAGGTTCTGTTGCTAAAGAAGCAACCGAAGCTTTCGCTGCCTTTATCGGACCAGTAGTAAACAAAGTTCTAATGCAAGCTTCTACAGCTTCCGCAATCTACACCGATCTTCCTTTTGACGAAGATGATAGTCCCTCTATCCCTCTTGATCTATATAACGATCAAGGTCAAGGACATGTTACTACATGGAGTCAAAACGTAGCAGGTGGTCTTCCTACTTCTTCAGTAGAAGGATTCAGTGAGCTAAAAGTTGCAACCTATCGTTTGGATAGTGCTGTTAGCTTCCTAAAACGTTATGCTCGTAGAGCTCGTCTCGACGTAGTTAGCAAAGGCGTAGAACGCATGGCCAACGAAGTTCTTGTAAAACAAGAACGTAACGCTTGGGCAGTTGTTCTAAAAGCTCTAGCTGACAAAGCTACTACCAATCTAGTTAACGTAGATCCTACTACAGTAGCATTTAGTCTAGATTATCTAAACCAACTCGTAACAAAAGTTAAGAGAATTAACACATCCTATGCTGGTGGTTCTACCGCTGATGCATACGGATTAACTGATATCTTCGTCAGTCCAGAAGTTAAGCAAGATATCCGTGGATTCGCTTACCAACCAGTTGGCGCTTCTGGTGGCACAGATCTTCCTAACACAGTCCGTGATGAAATTTATCGCGGTGCTGGTACACAAGAGATCTATGGCATCACAATCCATGATATCGTTGAGCTAGGAAAGAGCCAAAAGTATAATTCATTGTTTAATGAATTCTATCCTTCCTTTACTGCTGCTAGTGATGAACTAGTAGTTGGCTTGGATCTTACAAAAGACGCTTTTGTACGTCCAGTAGCTCGTCAAGCTGAATCAGGTGGCACATTCACAGCAATCCCTGACGATCAATTCTTGGCTCGCGCAGACAAGATTGGTTTCTACGGATTCCTAGAAGAAGGCCGCGTTTGTATTGATTCCCGCGCAGTCGCTGGTATCTGGATACATTGATTCTGAATTAAGATTCATAAAGAAACCCCTACGAGTAAAATCGTAGGGGTTTTTTTTTAGACTTAATGCTCCTGTTTTGTTATAATATAGTTAACAGGAGAAACATATGCCAAAAAAGAAAACAAAAAATCAATTAGAAAGCTTAAGCCAAACTCATGGTAAAGTAGAGCGTCCATTAACATTAGATCAAGTTTGGGGAGACGATGGTACAAGAAAATATGGCACATTAAATGTTGAAGAATATTCTAAATATTTAGAATCTTTAAATAAGAGCGATATGCAAGCTCATGCAATTAAGATTGGATTAGTTCCTATTGATAATAGAGAAAATCTCGTTAAAAGATTAACAACTGAATTTAATAAATATGTATCTCAGTTTACTCCAAGACCAGATATTAATAATGGTAAGAAATTATCTAAATCTGCAAGAGATATCCTTTCAGAAGGACGCTGATTTTAAAAAATAAATTCGCTATAAACTTATGGCTGTGTAATATTTTACATGGCTACATTTTACAATATCACAGGTTACCAAGGCGACTATTTACAATTAACATTAAATTTAAAAGACAGTAATGGATCAGCAGTTAATTTAAGCGGTTATAGTGTCCGTGGTCAAGTTCGTGCCAGTTATGGCTCTACAGGAGTTTTATTGGATTTAAATCCTACTATTACTAATTTGCCATCTGGAACAATTAGTATTAGTATTAATTCTTATATTTCAGCAAGCCTTCCAGTAAGCGATCACCTTTATGATATTGAAAGATATCCATCTGGAGTATTAACTGGAAATAGCATAAAATTAATGCGAGGAAAATTTTCAATTTTACCAGAAGTAACGAGATAATAATATGGCAGATATTACCGTAGATGTTGATTTGCCAAGCATAATTAATGTTGATGTATCATCACCAACTCAAGCTGTTGGTGCGAATGTTTATATTGCTGGCCCTCAAGGTCCAAGAGGTCCAGGTTCAAATATAAATGGTTTAACTCCAGATTATTTTTATATAACTGGAAAAGATGGAATAACAGTTTTTTCTAATGGTATTGATATAATTTATGTTTCTGGTAATAGTGGATATTTTCAATCAGCAGTAACTTCCTTAAGTAATAATATAAATAGTTTAAGTGGATTATTCACTGGTCATACTGGAGATTTAAATGCTTCTTATGCTACAGATTTTGAATTAGCTTCAACTGGTTCAATATTAAATACAAGAATAAATAACTTAAGTGGTTATGTAAATTCTCAAGACACAAGCATATCAAATAATTTAATTTCTACTGGATATAATTTATATTCAATGCTAACAGGATTTAGCGGAAATCTTGATGCAAGCTACGCTACTGATCTTCAATTATTTAATACTGGTAGTGCGCTTGATTCAAAAGTTAATTTTTTAAGTGGTTATATTAATTCTTCAAATAGTAATATCGTTTTCACAACTGGAAATCAAAATATAAGTGGTAGAAAAATATTTTTTGATCCTGCAGCTTTTTCTACTTCTCAAACTGAACCATTTATATTATCAAATAATCCACTTTCTGTTGTTGGCAGTGGAGATTATTATTTACAACTTAATATTCAAAACAGAGGAACAGGATTAAGTGCTTCATCAGATTTAGTTTTAACATCTGATAATGGAACAGAAATATCTAATTATA